GTGGTACAAGTCGAGCAATCTGTACAACAGCGTTCTTTCTTTCTGCTGGCTTAAGTTCCGAAATATGGCTAAAAATTTCAGGCAAAGTCATCTTGTTTAAATCAATAGGACGGTTCATTATTAAAATTCCTGTAGATGTTCCATTAGTTGTTTCATTTTATGTTTCATAAAATAATTAAATAGTTTTGATCGGTCTCGTTTCTCGGTAGACTCAAACTGTTCAATGATCTGACTCTGCAGTGTTTGCGGAATCTTAGTCAAGTCAATCAACATACTGTTTCTACTGAAGTTCCTTAGCATGTCAGTATTACAAAACTCTTCTGGATCTTGATCCAACCATATATTTAGTTTCTTCTTGTTGATTGGTCTTTGCCTTGCTTCAGTCACGAACGTATCGTCGCTGGACAAGATGTTAGGAATACCGTCACCACGATCACCACGAATGATATGTTCAAGTAAAAACATTTTTGCATTACATTCGGGTTTGATAAACTTCTTAGCCATAGGGCTAAACTGTTCAACATTCACATAACGTTGTAGTTGCATAAAGTCTTTATCACTTGACAGGATCAATATATTCTCTGTCTCAGGCGTTCTTAGAGTCTTACCATACTTGTTGCAGATAGCACCAATGATATCATCAGCCTCTGCACCAGAGGTTTGTAGAACCACGTAGGGAAAGTTCTCTTTTAGTTCATCCTTAATCTTATGTAACACTTCAAAGATCAACGCCCAGTTGTATGGTGACGCCTCACGATCTTTCTTACGTGATGCTTTGTAGTATGGAAACACTTCACGTCTCCAATAGTTTTTGTCATCACTACAGATCACAATGTCGCCATACTTCTGTTTGAATTTGACGTTGTAACCACGAAGAGAATTAACCACCATATGTCGGATTAGATTCTCATCAACATTTTTTGAAAGACCAGGCTGCATCATGATGTTTGAAATCATGACCTGATTTAAATCCACAAGTATCATTATGTATTACTCTATTTTGAAATTTTCAGGACTATTGTATCACAATTGAACCGACCTGTCAAGGTCTGCTCTTTAGTTGTTAGTTCGGGCAAAATCTTTTTAATCTTAATCTTACCAGCATTCAGTAGTTCTGGAATGACGACATCGGGCTTTCGCAAACGTTTTCCTATAGATGTTTTCTTATCATAGTTTTGAATGGTCGTACCCTTGAATGTCAAACCCTTGGCATTATCAGTGTTGTACACAGACAATAGTTTAGTCTTGATATTGTAAGTCCAAATCTGACTAGCACCAACAACCTTTTCTATCGGCATACCTTTCAGTTGTAACTCATCGTGCTTATCGAGATACTTAACCTTAGAAACGATTTGTGATATTGGTTTCTCTTTTACTCTTCTCTTGCGTCTTACTGGTTTGTTCTCTATCGCAATCTTGTTAGACGCGGCTACAATAGTGTCATAGAATTGTGACAACTTTCTCAGTTGGGGTTTCTTGAAGTGTGAATATGCCTCTTTCAGTTGATCGTCACCACCCGAGAGTACTTCGGATATTTCTTGCGACGAATGTATAAACATCTCACAGATCTTTTGTAGAACCACATTACTCAAGTTCTTGGATTTGAAGTACTTCTCGAAGTCGTATTTCTTCCTGAAATCAGATGATATGAAATCATCTATCATACCTTCAATCTCACCGGCTTCGTCTCTCGCTTTCTCTAGAATACGTTCTTGTACCGAGATCTTAGGTGCGGCTGATACTTTGACCTTGACCTTTTGTTTGTGTGTCTTCTCAGACAACAGTTTTGTATAGTTGTTGTCAAAGAATGATTGTGTGTGATCGTCAGGCGACATACCCATCACCAACATTCTGGCAATCCAACCTACCTGCAAAGGCACTTTAGATTCGGGTAATGACTTAAACTTCTTGGCGTCATCTGTCAACTTCATATGCTTACAGTATTCAACCAAGAAATCTTTTGCCTTCTTCTGGTCATAACAATAGTTATAGAAGTTCAAGGCATCCATCAACCTAGTTTTGCTGAAGTCTTGGTTCCAAGTCGGTTCAAAACCCATCCCCAAGACTTCTTTAGTTCTAACTCTTCTGACCATTAGTATACCGTTACAGTAGTCTCAACACGAACATAATCACCCAAAGGCTTCTGCTGCATGATTGCAGTCTTGGTCTGACCTTCATGATCAAAGGTTACCTTGTAACCATCAATGATGGTCTTTTCCATTGGAATGTATTCTGTGCGACAAACGTTCTCTCGTTGATAAACAGTTTGATTCTGATAACCAACTACAGTCTCACGAGTACGATTCCGTTGTGAGTAACCACCCAACACAGCACCAACGATTGCAGCCTCATTTCGGTGACTACCCTTAGTGATACCACGAGCGATAGCACCACCAACCAAGGCACCAACCAATGGTGCAAACTGATCTGGTTGACGACCATAAACAGGTTGCGATACCGTCATCGGACGTTCAACCACCTCACACACTTGACGTGACTCTTCATAACTAACTGTTTTCGCAAGCGGTTGAATATCAACGATTGGAGCAAGAACAGTCTCAGACTTTGCTTCCATCGCAAACAATGTAGCACCAGCAACAACCAATCCAGTTATTAAAGTTTTCATATTAAACACCTCTTTGTTTATTAAATATTTAGTCATTTTCTTCCGACACAACTAGTTCAATAAATTCTAACGCAGAAGCCTTACCGAACCCATATCTTTCCATCAAACCTTTAGCGATATCCTCGTGCGACTCCCCCCTATCCACAGCATCTTGAATTGAAATTGCAATTTGACTCAACATTACTTAATCCTTACCACTTTATAGTGTACGCTTTTTTGTACTCTTCATCAAGCGACAAGAGGCAAGCGACAGCATACTCCATGCCTTCAGCGTACCAATCCATGGCATCGCGCATCTCATCATTGTGGTCATTGTCGTACTTTCGCATCTTCTCATGCGTCTTGGCAATTTTCTTGTCAAGCAGACGCCTCATCTCACGAATCACATCCTCCCGAGTTACTGCTACAGGGATCTCCTGCATTTTTAAGTTTGCTGCTACCATTACACTTTCTCCTCTTCACGAGCACTAAGAACCATATCACGAACCAACTCACGATCAACGGTATCACCATCAAAGTCAACAGACGGACGGTATTGGAACCGTTTGATCAAACCTTCACAGACCTCACTGAAGTGAAACCCGTAGTCGTAGATTCCGCCGGGACCGTAGAAGTCAAGACAGTAATTAACAAAGTCAAGAACTTCCTTGACCGTCAACTCCGGATCGTTAGGGCGAAAAGACTCACGATAAAACTCACGAACTGCATCAACACCAATCATTACGCAACCTCCACCATTTTAGTGATATTTTCAATACGGTTGTCAAAGTCAGTCAAAGACAATTCGAAGGGTACATGTACTTTCTTACCATGGCGACGGTCATCATCGCAGTCATAGTGACAGATAATAGTGTATCCATCACAGATGTATCGACCAGCTTCATGATAGATAGGACCTTTTGCCACAACACGACCCGTGACATAAAACTCAGGACGGCCTGGAATAGGTTCAAAGTCGTAAGCCCGAATCATGTCACCAATTTCAGCAGTATTTTCAAATTTCAACATTTTCATTTCCTTTAATGGGGTGGAGAGATTCCAGTTCGAGTTCCAGTTGCTTTCAGTTGATTTCTAGTCCGTAGACTCCAGTAGCATTCAGTATTTTCTATCTCGATTCAGTTGGTTTCTAATCTCTCCGTTCTGTCATTCAATATACACATTATCTGTGATTTTGGACCAAATTGCAAGCGTTTTTTCGGGAAATTTTGGAATACATTATATTCCATATTTTCATAGTTCCAATTCCGCAATTTCACGCTTTCCAAGCGTCCGAAACTTGCGCCGAGTGGTCGCCCACTGCTTCTTAGGTTCTTGAAAATAAAGGGCTTTTTTAGTACCAACTGGAATATATCCCACCAAAGTATTACCTTCTGTCAGATATATATGATTTGGTGTATTTGGCGCATCTTTCCAGTCGGTTGTTTCTTGACGAATCTTCATAGGAACACCGCCAAAGCGCCCATAAGAACAAAAATTCCAGTGCAGGCGACGAAGGTTAAAACAAACTCCCCTAACAATTTCCAGAACTGCCGGTCTGCATATATGGGGGGATTCTGGGCGGGAGGCTTTTTATAGATGTTACCTACAGTGTGGCTTCTCATATCAACGTCTCATTTCAAATACAGGATAATTATCTCAAAAATCCATCAAGAAATCAAGCATTTTTTCGTGAAATATTGGAATACATTATATTCCATATTTTCACTCGATTTCATCATCCTCATCATCTGAAATTGTCATAGTGAAACTAAAACTATCCAGATCATAGTTTTGTTCGCTTACGTTGAAGTCCATTTCATCGTTGAACATGTGGTGTAACAGTAAGGCAATTTCTTCACGAGACATTCTATACATTTTACGAAGTTCATCGAGGTCTCTTGCCATTTCCTCAGCCTCTTCTCGGCGCTTGCGATACTCGGCTAGATTTACTACGGTTCCCATATCATATGTCCTTACTTTATCATTTGCGATATTTCTGCTGCATACTTTTGGTTTGTCACGGGAACTGCATTAGACTTATGAAGTGTCGCAATACCTA